AGTTCGCTCCACAAAGTAATACCAGCCGAATACCTGCTCGCCCCACAGCTTGAAGCTGTCAAGGAGGTGAAGATCGGAACCGTCCGTCAGGGTCATCTCTGCCTCGCAATACTTGATCCAGCCCTCAACGGCTTTATCATCGTAATAGACTCCTGGATTTGCAATCAGATCGTCGATCCGGTTCATCTCCATCGAAATCTCTTTGCAGACAGGGATCTCACCCCGAATCACCGCTTCACGAAATTTCCCGTAATACCGGGGAACAGCAGTATTCGACAGGGCCATTCAGTATTACCCCGCCTTCTTTTGCAACTGCTGAATTGCGAGAGCAATGCTCAGAGCCGAACTGCCGACAGCCAAAACCGTTCCGGCGTTGTCAAGCACATCTGAAAGATAGCGGCGGCCTTTAGACACAGACTCCTTGGCAAACAGATCGTTGTACTGCCGTTCCAAAAGCTCGCGGTTGATCTGGTCGCGAAGCTCCTTGTCGGTCTTCTTGCTCAAGTCCATCCGTTCTTTCTTCGTAGCCTTGCGGCTGTCCTGGTCCATCTTCTTCGCCCGATTAACAAGTTCGGAAGTGGCATCCACAGCTTTCTTGGTCGACTCAAGCTTGGACGGGGGAGTTGGAGTTTTGGTCAGATTCTTGTATGTTTTCTCAAGCGACAAACGGTTGATTGCCTTTCTAAGGTCTTCATCTTTCATCTCTTTCACAGGATCTTTCTTCTCCTGCTGCTGAGCGCGGCGTTTTCCCTCAGAAGTGTAACTGCCGTCTGAATTCTGGAAACGGCGAACACCCCATTTCTGGCCTTTGATACCATAGTGGCAAAGTTCATCCATTTTGACTTTCCTCCTCTCTTGCAGCATTATCGGCCGCCACGAAAAGCCGCCACTCAAACTCGCTGATCTGACGGTTCATCGCGTCAATAGCAGAGGAAGCGGTGGGCAGGTCGAAAAGCAGCCGAACTTTAAGGTGCATATAAGATTTTACAAGGGCAAGCCGACCGGGGTCATCCTCCAGAAAGTCAGACCACTTTTCACCAGCCCCTGAAATGGCAAAGCCTTTCTTTGGGCCAACTCCCATCTGTCCAAGAATGGAAAAGACGGAGTTGATGTGCATGATGAGATCAGCGTCAAAGTGAGTGTAGCTCTCGTCAATTCCGAGAAGCTTCTTCACCGATGTCAGGATGCTTTCAGTCGTATCCATAGACGCACTCCTTACTTGGAAAGGGCAATGTACTTTCTCATACAAAAGCCCTCGACCCCATCAGAAGTGCGAACTTTGTAAAAGTCTTCCGTGGACGCATCCAAGTCAACGCAGACCTGCGTCAGCGCGTCGATAACGACCGCAACATCCGCGTTGATGTCAGGCAGCTTACGCACATTCAGATAAAGACAGTCCGTAACAATGCCGAAGTCAGTGTGCGGGTCATTGACCGCTTCTGCCTCAGTGCAGAGTTCCGGCACATCCTGACGCTTACTGCGAAGCTCCTGAATGATGCCCTGCTTGCGAGGATTATTCTGCATAGTCGGTTCCTCCTTTGGTTTAATGTTTCCAGGGACAGGTATCGTTCCTTGTCCGCTGGGGCGGTGTGGTGAGCAAAAGATTTTTGTCACCGTAGTGAATTGCCTGATGCGTCTCATGGGTCGTCGTGATGAGATACTCAGGGTCGAGCAGAATGTCTGTTCTTTCCAGAAGATCTCTCTGCCGGATCGGGTTTAGATGGTGAATGATGACTCGACCAAATATCTCGTGACCTTCGATGCCGAGGTCGCAGCCAAGATCTCTTGCGATCACCGTGTCTCGGATCTTCTTCCATTCCAGCGACCGGTAAAAGACCTGGTTCATGTAACGCTCAAAGCCGAAAGTCGTTTCGCCGACGATGCCATCAAGCCGAAGATACTCAAAGCGATCTTCAAAGGTCGGAAGAAGAATAAGTTCTGAATAGCATTTAATATTCATCCTCTTCGTCCTCCTGCCCCTGATAGCTCTTCATAGCCTTGGTCGCCTTGAGGTACAGTTCCTCCATCTTGGCGGAGGACTCGATCGCTTCGGCCTTTGCCGCGGCAAGATCCCTTTGCTTCTCAAGCAATTCTTTTTCGATCTGGGCTCTGGTAGAGCCAAGTTTCAGAAAATGGGAAATCACCTGAGAGGAAGCAGTGCCGTTGCGCATCTGCTCTTCGGCAACATCAATGGCTAAGGCGATCAGTTGTTTCTCTCTTGCTTCGGGAGTAAGAGCCGCACGGGATTTAGGTACTTTCTCAGATGATCTTGCGGCCTTTGCCATCCTTGCCACCTCCTCTCGCTGTGTTTGATCATGGTATTCACTGTGTTTTGCATCACTTATCTGGACTTTGAGACAGGGCTTGAAAGAACCCACAGGACTGACTGGCTGAACAAGTTGAAAGGAGAAATCCCCAAATGAAAGATGGAGGTAGAGAAAGCACTTGCATGATCCGGTCGTGGCAATTCCATGGAAAGAAGAACACATCAGGAGGTGAAATATCAGCCCTGTGGGCCCGTTCAAACCCTGTCTCATCGCCCAAAACTCCCGCCGGCAGCCCAGACCCCGAAAAACATTTTCCAAAAATATCCCCCGGAGAATTTTCAAAGACCGCCGCGATGCAGAGGGGGTGCTGTTTTTGCGCCCCCCCCCCTATACCTTTTGGAGAGCAAGGAAGTCTCGCTCGGCAAAAGGTGGTTGGGAGTTAAAACTTATTGTGTTGTAAAAGCAGAGCCAAAGATAAAACCTCCCGATTTGAGCAAAAAAGACTGCTAAAGCCTTTATGCACTCACGGGAGGCGAATCCTTTGTGTCTGCTTTTACTTTTTTGTAGATCCCAAGGGGATCATATTTGATAATGTCGTCGATGGCACGCTCAAGTTCCTGTTCGTTTTCAGCATCTGAAAGCTGATCAGAGGTCCTGGCTATACGGGCCAGGTAGGCGCAAGAGTGATAGCCTTTGCCTTCATCAAAGCGATACCAAGCATCGTACTGGGTAAAGGGATCATACGGATTGTCTGTCGTAGTCAGCGCGCATGATTGAGCCATTTTCTCTCACTTCCTTTCATGAATTCAGATACTTAGAAACGGCAGAAGTCGAAATTCCCAAAGCTTCAGCGATTTCAGCATTTGTGTGGCCAGAATTTGCCATTGCTTTGATTCTGCTAACGCGAGCATCGGACAACTGCGTTGTTCTTCTCGGCGTTGCTCGTTCTCTAACAGTTTTCGGTTCGGCATAACGCAAGATCTCGCTCAAGGTTGTGTCTGAAATCGCACCAGACTGAATTGCAGTCCATTCGCCATCGCTGATCGTAATGCGAGTTCGCTTTCCGCTTGCACCAGTAGAATTTCTGGCATCGCTGATGGCAGCGCGGCGGATCTTGGAGATCTCATCTTTGTCGGTAATGTTGTTTGCCTGAACCTTTGCTTTTACACGAGCATTTGCAATTCGTTGAGCTTCTCGTTCAAGAGGCGCATTCAACTGTGCGACCTTGAGGGCGGCCATAAGGCGGTTCACTTCGGGCTCAAATGCCTTGGCCGCACTGGCAGAGCGCTTCAGAGTAGGGGTAGCCTTGTATTCAAGACGGGCCTTGTTGGCAAGGTCTTTCATCTTGTTGGCATAGTCGGCATAGGCCTCTTCCTGAAGCGTTCCAGAAGACATCGAACGAACATCATCAACTGCGAGGATGCGTTTAACCTTGGTGGTTGCCGCTACCGTCTTTCCGGTACGGGGGTCCACATAGGTTCTGCCGGACTCCTTATAAACGACTTTTCCTGTTAAAGGATCAATGACACCGCTGCCCTGACGCTCCGGTACCTCCACATCCTGCTTTCTACGGGATAGGAGGGTAGAGGCGCCGCCATGGTGACCAGTCTCGTCGTCAAAGCCCTGATACTTCTTCTTGAGCTCGGCGATGCCATTGTCTTTCTCAGACTGTCGGTAGTCGAGTTTGTGCTTGGCCGCATCAATGACGACCATGCTGTGTTTGACAGCTCTTGCAATCTCAGGCTCGGTAGCGCCTTTCAGAGTCATGTCAGTAATGAGGTTTGAAATCTCACCCATCTGTCTCTGTGTAGCAGCACCCTTTGCAAGGAGCCGAACGCCAGTCTTACCCTCAGTCGAGTAGTCAGTCTTAGGATCGAAGTCTTTCAAATCCTTAAGGGCGGGGGTAGATTGGATCTTCACCCTCCCACCGGTCGGAATGACCACGACCTGGTCACCATCAAAGTCAGCACCAGAAAGACGCTCTGCAACCTTAGGGTTGATACCCACAGCATCCCGAATGTTCTTTCCGAGAATGGAAACGGCAGTCGGGTTTTTGTTATTGACCGTAAGCTCAGGGATCTCAAAGGTACCGCCATGCGGATAGCGAATAAGCACGACCTTCTCACCATCACGATAGTTCGGGGCGAAGATCTCAGTCTCTTTCATCGCATTGAGTGGCAGGATGACCTGCGTGCTCTGACGAGGAAGAGCAGCCGCTTTCAGATGGACAGCAGCCGAGTCGCACTCATCTGCAAAGTCTAACAGAAGCTTCCGCTTTACGGTGGGATTGTTCAAAGAACAGATCTCCGAGAACTCATCAGCAGCATCAGCGTAAGTCAAATCCAACTGCTTCTTGATAAGCTGGATGGGCTGCTTGGAAAGGAACTGGGAAGAAAGATTCTTACTCATCTTGTCCCAGTCGCCCTCTTCTTTCAGCTTGTTGATCGGCGAGAGGTGTTCTTTGCCGTCATCTCCGATGTACATGCTCTGGCCGTTGGCTTTGATAGCTGCGCCAAACGGATTGTCAGGATCGGCTTTTGCTTCCTTAAGGACCTTCATCTTGGGTGTACCAGAAGGTTTGTTGGTGTTGAACATAATGTCCACGCCATCCGGAATATCATCCGAATATACTGCCATGCCCTTCAGATAATGGTCGCCGTCAACGAGGATACGAACCTGCGCATAATGGCTCTTACCAAGATCAAGGTCGGGCACTCCACGGCGAATCTCCATAACGCCGTCCTTATCCAGACCACCTTCATCGCCATAGCGAATCGCAACACGACTGGAATCCAAACTGGCGGGGCGCTGAAGCTTCGTAAAAGTGTCGCCACCATCATCCGTATGATAATCGCCAAGTGAATCGATCTGTTCCTGATGATTGTATGCATACTTCTGATCGAACTCCGGTTTCGCAAGCACCATGATATTGGTCTGCTGGCGATTGTTTGTCGGCTGCTTAATGCCTACGCCGTAACGCTTATAGCCGTATTCTGCCTCTAACGTATATACTGCATCCTGAAGTTCGGTATCAGTTACGCCCAACGCAAAGTTTGCACCCTCCGAAACATCAATCATGCCTTTTTTATCGACCTCTTTTTTCAAAGTTTCGGCGATATTTTTTGCACGCTGCGCTTTCTTGTCTGCATTTCCGGCATATTTGGATCGAACACTTGATTCGCTCATGCCAAGCTGGTTGGCAATTTCAGTCCAGCCAAGGTGATCTTCGTCTTTCAGCTTATGAATCTGCTCGTATTCTGAGGTTTTCCGCTCATGAATGGCAGTTCGCTTTGCCACACGGAATTCGGACAGGCTCATCTGATACTCTTTCGGAAGAGAGTCGTTAATGCTCTCCAGAATATCTTTCTCAGACAGCCCTTTCTTCTTCAGAACTTCCACACGAGACAGGAAATCGCCGGAATGCTGATACGGGTTGTCGCCGGAACCCCAAGGATAGCGACCAGAATGCCGCTTGGTACCATAATGCTCAAGGATATTGCTTTCGGAAGTGATGCCAAAATAAGAACGGAGGTCTTTTTCAATCGGATTCATGCTGCCACTCCTAACAAAATATCAGTGATGATCGGGTCGAACTCTTTGATTTTAGCGATGATGGGGTTGATTTCCTCTTCAGTGGGGTTCTCGACCCAAACTTCATCGTTCTGGTAGATGCGGAGCTCCATCCGAATATCTTTCGGGTGGTATCCGTACTCCAGGCAGAACAGAGCGGCATAAATAAAGAGCTGCTCCATATGTGCAGGAACAGCTCCGGTTTTTAAGTCGTGGATACGAAGGAATCCATCGTTGAACGAAATGGCATCCGCGGTTCCATAGCAGTTGTCGCTGTAATACAGCACCTGCTCGGTATCCATGCGGAAACCAATGGCATCGTTCACGTAGGTATTGAGGGTTTTCTTGTTCTTCGGCAGTTTTTGCTTCAGATCGATGCACTCTGCTGCAAATGCGTGCAGTCGTGTCCCCCGTTCCTTCGCCTGGTAATTAAGAACTGCATTGGTC